AACCCAATCTAAAAATTTGAGGTCGGAAGGTGTCCAATCGGAATCGGGCACGCCGTAAAGACGGCAAATAGACAGCGAAGATAGAAACATAGACGTTTGAGACATCGGTATGCGATAATGAGACACAAGATAGTTGATGTACTCGGTGATAAGAGACCTCCATTCAGGATGAAAGAAGTTCTCAATCCGGTAGGCGCAGGCTCTCTCGAAAGAGTAGACTGGAGTCGCCACGGGAGATGGGGCGCCCTTAAGCATGCCGCAGAAGCAGCGAGAAAAGGGTAGGCGAGGAACAATGGAGTTAGCGAAGAAGGCCGGAACGGTTCCTAAGAACTCAGATTCCATGGCAGTTCGCATAGGTCCATGCTCAAGGCGCCATCCATGTTCAGCGGACCATTCAGCGTATGTCTGGATATTACACCAGAACAGAACGTCGGAAGACACGGACACCGCACCATCATCAGAGTAAAACATACGTATCGTATGCCACAAAAGGGCAGCGAAGTTTCGCATGTCAGGAGGGGCTTTGGCAAACCAGAACATATAGAATCGTCGTTGATGAACCATCGTATTGTCCTGTGAGGTATTGCCTTGCCCAGACGGATTTTTGATAGGGATGTAGTTGCGAACAACAACCCCATCAGGCATAATCATAAAGCCATGAGTGTTTGCGTAACAAATATTAGCGAGACAGTCCCGTGTGCGTTGAGAATGAAACTTACGATCCATGCATTGGTAGCGGATTATATAGTTTCCCTGCATCTCAAACGCATACACGTGACCGTCCCACTCAATGTTATCGTAAGACATCACGGCCGCAAATTTGGATAGAGCGCGGTATATGGTATCGGTGTTCCCGTAGTACTTACCGGGGCCTACCGCGTGATCCATCACGAAAGCCTGTTTACAGAACTTGTCATTAAAATCTAAGCAGTATGTATGCGACGCTGCTAAAGACACGATATCAGCCCCCAAGAATAACCTCGTACTCGGGGGATCAGCAAAGACCTTCTGTTTAGCTCTTAGCTCTGATTTCAGACAAGCGGATTGATAGGATTCGACATTTTCCCCCATAATTAAACGGAGGTAATCAGTCAGGAAGAGGCGCAAACCCTCTTCCGTTTCAAGCAACTCTAATTTATCTTTACCAAACAACTTCCAAAAGCGACCAGGCGACTTGCGCATGTCAAGCCACTTTAAGACCGAAGTGAGAGTGACAGGGCGAGTGGATGGAACGTACAACTTGTAGTACTCGATCATATGATCGTTAATCATCCAAAAGAGATCCCAGTCAGGTTCTTTCGGCCAAAGAGCGTACTTTCGCAATTGAGTATACGCGAGCCACGGGTCGCACCTAGCAGGGTAGTAAGCCTCGAACGGATCCGAGGGCTCGGGGAGCCTAAGCCCCTCCTCTGTACGTACCTCTGCAAGAGACACGCCACGAAGGCGCAAGAAAGAAGCAAAGTATTGATCATAGTGTTGAATGGGTTTGCCACTAGGAGTAGAAGTGGCCATTTTCCCCGCAATGTAGACATTGGCATCGGCCGGGACGTGTTTTGAGAATTCCTCAGAAACAACGCCGCGCGTCCAATAGCCTCTCCTTTGAACCCATGCGTCTACAATGGAACTGGGGACAGGGCTGCAAGGAAGGAGTTCCCTTACTTCCGAGCAGCCGCCCCAAAAAAAGCGAGCAGTTCGTCAGTCACAGCATCAGCAACATTTACCGATCCACCCCAATGATGCCATC